CTGCAACAGTAGACAGTATATCTATGGAACAAGAAGTAACAATGAATGGTACATCTATTCAAATTACTGTCAATGATAGTGTATAATAACTATTTATAATAACAATCCGAGGAGGATTTATGGAGTACGATAACACCAACCGTGGTAGCATTTGGAAGAATGAGAAAAGGGAAACTGATAAACACCCACACTTAACAGGCAGTCTTAATGTAGAGGGCACAGAGTATTGGGTATCAGCATGGGCAAAGGATAAGAACGGTAATCCTAAAGCACCAGAACTTACCTTTAGTATTAAACCTAAAGATGTACAGTCAAAACCAGCCGAGCCTTTTAAGGTTGCGGTAGAAGATGACGACATGCCGTGGTAACTAAGGTTCTCAAGACTCGCAATGGAGCTAAACCATTGCGGGTTTACACACTTGATGACGGTACTGAATGGACTGTCAATCAAATACTAAACAAAATAAAAAGCAAGTGGAAGAATAAAGATGTGGAGTTATCTTTAGTAAGGGCTAGAATACAAAAACATACAGACCCCGAGAAAATATTTGCTAAGCCAATACTTACTAGACCACGGACTGTACCTACAAAAACAGAACAAGATATTAGCAGAGAGATGATGAACTTAGCCTTGAGGAAAATATGAAAACATTTAAAATAAAATACCTTGAAACTTGCACATCAGATGTACAAGCAAACACTTTAGAAGAAGCATTACAACTTATTAAATCTATTGATTATAGGATGGATGTATTAACAAGAACAACAGTAGAAAAGTTTGAATTGATTACTACAATCAAGACACCAACTGGACAAGAACGAAATATGTTTGAGGCTTTCAGAGTAAAGTACCGAGGTAAAAAGCGTGGACTTGAAACTGAACTAGCTAACTTAATGAAACACAAAGACTGGTCTAATATTATTGGACAGTTGTATCAAGACAAAGACAAATATCATAAAGATGAAAATGTTAAATACATACCACACTTAGCAACATTTATTAACCAACGCAGATGGGAAATGGTAGAGGATGATAAGCCTACTACTAATCCATATGGCGAACAACATGACTGGAGAAATGTATGAGTAAAAAATATTATGTAAGAGGAAAGCAAATTGATTTAGATTATTGGGCTATAGACCTTAGTGATATAGACGAACATGATGAAGAAAACACAGAGTATGTAACAGACAGACATGGAAAAATACTAGGTGTAGCATGGGAGATGGAACTATGAACTATCCTAACAACTCACTTGATTCAGAAGAAGCAGTAATTGGTGGTCTACTAATAGAACCTAATATAAAAAAAGTATTAGCAACAGGATTAGTAACACAAGATTTCTCTAATGAAAATCTCGGTTGTCTTTTTGAATATATAAAAGAGATGACTGATGAAGGTGTACATATAGATGCTTTGACTACTAGAGATTATATTAATTCACAAGGTAATCATAGTGGTGAATGGACTAGCTTTCCTTTTCTTGCTACTCTTATGGAAAATTGTACAAGTACAACTAACATAGAAGTTTATGCAAATCACATACACAATACTAGAATTAACAATGACATTGACAAATTAAAAAAAGCTATTAAGTATGAGAATTATCAAGAAACAATTACTAGCATACAACATCTAGAACTTGACCTAGCTAAAGATGAAGAAGGTTCAATGATGAATGTAGTAAGCAAGACTATTGAATACATAGAAGATATGCGACTCAATGGTACTGGTTTATCTACTGGCTTTGACTCTATCGACTCACTTCTCGGGGGAATGAGAGGGGGTACGCTGACTGTTATGGCGGGTAGACCAAGCATGGGTAAGAGTACACTCGCACTTAATGTAGCTAACAACATGGCAAGTATGAATAAGAATGTATTGTTCTACTCATTAGAGATGCAACAAGTACAACTTATGATGAAGATAGTAGCTAGTGAAACAGACATTAACCTTAACAAAGTAGATAACGATACGCTTACTGAAGCAGAAAATGACCAATGGTATAGGGCATTAGCACAAGCGGGCAACAAAACAATGACCATACTAGACCGAGGCAATGTATCAGTCAGAGATATAGTATCTAAAGCAAGACAGATGAATGGTCAGACTGGTATTGATTGTATTGTGATTGACTATCTACAAATAATGAAGTACGATAAGAACAGAGAAATATCAGAACTAGGTAACATAACTAGAGAACTAAAGTATTTGTCTAAGGAACTAGACATACCTATAATTCTATTATCTCAGTTAAGTAGGGGAGTAGAGCAGAGAGAAAACAAACGCCCTCTTATGAGCGACCTACGCTCTTCTGGTGAGATTGAGCAAGATGCTGACTGTATTATTATGGTCTATCGTGATGAGTATTACAACAAGGAAGAGTCAGAGGATAGAGGTATGGCTGAAATTATTGTAGCTAAGAACAGAATGGGTCAGATTGGCTGGGTCAAATGTAAGTTTGAGGGTCAGTATTCTAAATTCTCAGACGAAGAAATAAACATTTATAATAAGGAGTAGTATATGAATCAGCAAGAAATGGATAGTGAAGTATTAAGAATCATCATTGATGTATTAAAAGAACAAACTAAAGATGACGAGTGTGATGATAGGTGGCGAGAAGATGCTAAATTTTATTTGAATATGATTGGTGAAGCATTTATTGATGTTACTTCATGGGAGTTTGACAATGATAGTATTGAAGGTCGTGTTGCATACAAAGATAAGATATACGAATTTGGCACAAGCAATTTAAAGGATGAAAAAGATGAGTAAAATCACACAATCAGCAAGGGGTAAGCCTTGCCAAGTTAGATTACATGGGTGTATGCCCGATAATGAAACCGTAATTTTTGCACATATGAATGGTGGAGGCATGGCAAGGAAACAAGCAGACCTGTTTGGAATGTACGCTTGTCTTAATTGCCATGACATATATGATGGTCGTAAACATCTTGACCCACCACTAGAAAATGAATGGTTAGAGTTGCAAGTATTGAGGGCGGTAATATGTACACAAAAAATACTTCACAGAGAAGGTTTGATTAAGTTAAAATAGAGGGTACTTTAATCAAAGGAGAAGTATATGGAAGAAATAAAAGAGTTAGTAGATAAAGTTTTAAAGAATAAAAGTCTAACAATTTTTCTAGGCATTGTTGTCCTAGCATTAGTTATGGGATGGGTCGGTGGATAGAGAGCAAGACATTATAAACAACCCTTCACACTACACGCAAGGTAAGATTGAGGTTATTGATTTTATCATTGACCAAAAGATGGATTACCTTACTGCGTCAGCTATGAAATATCTATGTAGGCATAGCCATAAACATAAAGGTGAGGGGCAAATAGATGACCTTAGAAAAAGTAGATATTATATTGATAAATTAATAGCTACTCTTATGGACGATGGTGTACAATGACAAGTAGAAGTATTCATAGAGACAAACCTAAAGAAGCAATCTTTAAAACTTTAGTGCAAGATTATTTTTTAGAAAATCCAAGCACTAAAGAAGCAACCATTTCCATTGGCAAGACCAAAAGAACAGACGCTCAAAATAGATTGTACTGGTGCTGGGTAGGTATCATGTCTAAAGAAATTGGTTATGCTAAACAAGAAATGCACCTTATCTTAGCTGATATGTTCTTAACTAAGATATCTTTTACAACAAAGAAAGGTAAAACAATTGAACAGATACCCTCAACAACAGAACTAAAAGTTGACGAGTTTATAGATTACATTTGTGAGATAGATATGTTAGCGGGTGAACAAGGAATTAAATTACCTCACAATGATGACTATAGAATAGTAACACAATATAATTAATGAGCGCAATCTTCCCTTTTCGAGTCCAATATGCGATAGAAAACCGTGGGAGTCAGGGTTTTGGTAGTCTTACCTGTCAAGAAACTGCCATATGACTGATGAACTAGATGAAATTCTTATTAACCTTAAAGATGCACTAGAATTAGCAAGAGAAGAAGATACACCAAGAGATATGGAAATAAGATTCACGCTATCATTAGCGGTTAACAAACTTGAAGCGTACATACAAGATGATTTTGGATATCAATACAACATCTCATCGTTTTGATATAAGTCCTGTACCAGCATCAAGACCTCGGGTAAGTAGGTGGTCTACATACTACCCAAAGAAGTACACTAAGTTTAAAACAGACATGGAAGCACTTACAAGTGAGTTGAATACGACTCCCTGTGAAACTCTAGTCTGTGTTTCAATAGACTTTATGGTAGAGATACCTAAGTCTTGGTCTAAAAAGAAGAGAGAGGAGTGTCATAACACCTACTGTACTAACAATGCTGACATTGATAACTACATTAAGGCAATACTAGACAGTCTAAATTCTGTTTTTTTCGTGGACGATAAACAAGTTGTGGAGATTTTTGCTCGAAAGATTTACAGTAAAGACCCACATATATTATACAAACAAAAGGAGATATTAGAAAATGACGAGGGTAGAATTATGTGAAGCATTGGCGGTAGATTATGCAACAAGAGCAAAGATATTAAGTATTACTTTTGAGGCTGCTTACAATAAATATCTTAAAAGATGTGAGATAAGAAGTTATGAAAATCTACTACAACAATTTACAGTAGGAAACCTAAGTAACCCTAATAAAAAACAAGTTAAATTAAATGATAATGAATATATTATCTCTGTATCAGACGATGATTGTGAGGATGGCGTATGCAAACTGTAGCTTTAATATTAGTAGCACAATTTATAATAATAATATTATCATCTTAAATAGATTCTATTTACTGGTGTATAATTATCATTTTAAATAGAGTAACAAGCATGAACGAAGCAACAGAACAGATTAATCTAAAGATTAACAAGAGAGATTTAAAGTTTATAGATGCAAAGGCTGAGAGATATGGAATTAGTCGCTCATCTTTGCTAAAGATATTTGCATTAAACGGAGAGTTATCCGTAGCAAATTTAGATAGGGATAAATTAAGACTACCAGTTACTTAGTTTTCGGGGGGATTTCTCACCATGAGTACATCGTGGACACTATACTGCCCCCATAGTTATGAAGGTATAGTGTAAGTTAAGACTGCGTTGATGTGGGTATGTACAATCAAAAGGCGAGGGTTATAATATTCCCTTTTTGGCAAGTTTACCTGTACTTGTGCCAACAAACAGGTATTTATTTATACTTTTCTTCCCACTCTTTAGCACTTAACATGCGTCTTTCGTTGTGTGGAACGCTTGGTCTTTCATATACATCAGAGAATGTCTTAGCTTTACGAGCAGTAGGGTCATCAATATGTGGGTTAGCAGTCATATCTTCTTCAAGAATAGTCTGTAACTTACTTCTATCTCTCCATCCTAATTCACGACCATACCCTTTAGAGCCATAAATATTGTCATAGACAAATTTTGCTTGGCTATTTTTATCATCATCAAGGTCAGACTTTTTAAGCCAGTCCATGTAATCTCTCTTGTGGCTACCAGTAAATTGAAATAAACCATACCCTTTACCATCTCTTTCTTCTTGCGTGTGGCTATATGTTCCACCTGTTTCTACATCTATATTACCCATGATAGCAGGAATATCATCCGATTGAAATCCTGCTTTTAATAAAGCATCAATTGTTTCTTGCTCGTTGTCAGTAAGCATACCCATACTAGCCAAACAACTGCTTAATATTATCGGCAATAGATAAATCTTCAAACTGTTCTTTATCTTCTTCTTTAATTTTTTCATACTCTTGTGTTTCTGGATTAAACATCATAGTAGGTTCTTTAACCCATGATGGTTGTTCACCATACATTTCTATAGCTTTATTATATCCTTCTTCTGTTTTCCAAAAGTCATCTTTTTCATCAACACTCATAGTTCCACCTTCGTCAGCTTTAAAACCCATAGTGCGTTCAGAAGGTTCTACTTCTTCAGCAGCAGCCCTTCCACCATCTCTTTCCATGTCGGGTGAGGCTTCAAAAAATGTAACATCTTTGTTACTTGTTCTTCTCATCTTTTTTGATTCTGCATCTGTTTTTTTATCTACATCAATATCAGAATTTGCACCAGTTATTTTAATCGGCCCTAGACCTTCATCTGGTGCTTGTACAAAATCACCATCAGCATTTCTATTACCTGTTAAGTTTCTTTTGTCAGCTTCATAAGCTGCAAGAGCATCAGCAGTATTTCTTTCTTGTAGATTTGCTGATTCCATATCTGCATCAGCCATGATTGAACCATCTGGCATTTCGTGCATGCCTTCTGGTACTTCACTTTTTTTCTTTACATTTTCATATGGAGTTTTTTCCATTCTTTCATTAACTCCATCAACGTATTTCGGATAGCCGATACTACCAACGTATTCTTTTACTTTACTTTTAACATCTTTAAAACCTTCTGCAAAACCTACAGTTGCTTTTGTTTCTGCTACACTTGATTTAATCTGTGCTATTTGTGCTTGTGCTGCTGCTATTTGTGCCTGTAGTTCAGCTATTTGTTGTTCTGGGTTCATTTTAATCTCCTGTGTTTTCTCTTGTTCCATATATCGGATAGCCGATACTACCAAACATGGATTTTTTAACTGCATAACCCATGTCTTCATCTTTTCTATATGCGTATGATAATTGTGATAACGATATAGGTGTTACTTTTCCAAACATCCAACCCATCATATCTTTTGGACTTCCTCTTTCAAGAGTCGGGCCTGTTACAGTACCACCTGCAAGAAAAGTTCTATCATCTGTTCCATGTTTAACTGATACATATTCTTTTCCTAAGAATAATTCCATTGCAATTTTAGGCATAGTAGATGTTTTATTTAATCCAGTTTGCATAGGATTAGTTAACCAATGCATTGGTTCTGCAATTTGTTTTGACACAACCATTTCTTCACCGTTGCCTATATCTAATCTACCAGTTAACCAAAAATCTTTTAAATCTAATTCTGTATCTTCATCACCAAAACCTAAACCTTGCATTACATTTTGAGCCATCCAAGCCAACAATGATGTAGATACAAATGCTCTAGCCATGTAGCCCATGTATAAATTCCACTCACCCATTTCAACAGGTGTAAGTTTTTTACCTTTAGCAATTTTACCTACTAAATCTTTTGTCATTCCTAAACCACGAAATCCAATTCTAAGATTTGATATTGTCCAGTCTGGTGAAAACAAAACAAGGTTACTTAATTTAGCTTTAGAAGGTGTAGTCCACAAAGCAAACAAATTATACAAGTTGCCTTTAGGATTGTCTGCATTTTCAATTGCTTTCTTTTGCCATGCAACAGCTAATTTACTATGTCTTTGTCCACCATAAGCATCATTTGTAAATTCTGCTGCAACTCTTTTTGCATCTACTTCTGATAAAGGTTTCCAATCACCTAATCTAGCAATACCTTTGGGTTGTGAACTCATTAACCTTTCTTTCATAGTTAAATAAGTAAACACTTTAAGTCTATCGTGAGCAATATCCCAAGTAATTTTGTCAATACCAGCTTGTACTTTAGCTACTGGTGGTGCGTATTTTTCTAATAAAGACCTAACAGTGTTATAACCAGCATCTACAAACTCATTAGCTTTTACACCTACTTCTACACCTTCTTGTGCAATTTCTCTTAAAACTTCACCATGAACAAAATCACCTTTAGTTTTTCTACCTGTAATATTACCAATTTCTTTAGCACCCATGCCATCTGTATGATAATCGTATTGTCCATCCATTATTTGACGAACTTTTGCCATTCTTGCTTTACCAGCTTTTGTAAAATAAGCAGTACCTACTCCAGAATATATACCAGATAATACTAATGCTTGTGCGTGAAACAAAGAAAAAGAAACAGCTAATCTTTTCATAGCATTATTAACTACTAATATTTTATTAAGTAATCCTTCGCTTCCTATTTCTGGTGCGTAAAAATCATCAATAGCATTTTTAACTAATGGGTGCACTAATTTATTTCTAAGTGCTGGGTGGTTACTAACTTGATATCCCATTTTTGTTCTTGCGTAATCTGCACCTTTTTCAGTCATACTCATAATAACACTAAACGCATCTGTTCCATCCATAACTGCTGTATTTTCTAATACTTTAGTTATATTTTTACCAGCTATTGCTTTTGACATAGACCTAGAATATGCATCTAATATTGCAAATACATCTGTTTCTAAATCTGGAAACTCTTTAGATAGTTCTTTAATATTTCCTACTAACTTTCTAATATCAGCATAAGTAGATTGGTCATCTAGTTTAGAACCTTTTTTACCCATAGCAATTCTAAATTTTTTGTATCTATCTGCATTAATTTTTTTGTTACGAAATATATGTGTTACATAATCTTGTACAAATTGTCCATCTTCAAGAACTCCTACTTCTTTTGCAGCCCTTTCAAATTTAATCATTAAATCTCTGTAAGCATCAACAGCTAATCTTTGTTCTTTGTTAAGATTTGTTTCTCTTCCAATTTTACCAAACTTACTTTTTGAAGCAGGTTTAGAATAATCCTCTATGTAAGATAAAAAATCTAACTCACTAAGACTAGAATCTTTACCTTTTAAAACTCTATGCAAAACATTTAAAGTTTTACCAGCTTGTATTTCTAATGATTTTTGTATGCCAATACTTTTATCAGCAACATTATAAACCCTAGCTTTAAGTTTAGCTTGTGCTAAATTAATACCTTTAACTTTACCTCTAAATAATAAACCACCTACTAACCCCATTAAACCACCAAGTGTTTTATCTTCATCAGCAATAAAATAACCTACACCTGCTCCAATAGCACCTGCTTTAATAAATTGTTTTGTGGTAACTGGTTTTAAATCTTTCATCTTTGCTTCAAAGATATAATCAAAACCACTTGAATCTCTTACTACTTCATTATTTTCTACAGCTTCTTTGCCCCAGTTTTTTTCACGATTAGAACCCCATTCATTTTGTTTTGTTGGTCTAAGTTTTTGTTTTTTTCTTTGTGCTACAGATAATTTAGCTTCTTCTATTTGAGCAATTTTTTTAAATGCAAGACCTTCTATTTCATCTTTAGTATATTTTTCTTTTTTTGTTTTAAGAATTTCTTTCTGTCCTTTTGCTCTTAAAACAACACCATCAGTTACTTGTTCTCTAGTTAACGGAGTATCTCCAGATTTTTTAGCAGATTTTTTTTGTTGTTCATCTATTAAATCAACTGCTCTTTCTTTCCAACGAGAAGCTCTTGATAAATTATCTAGTCCAGTAGGCAATATAATTTCTTTTGGTGTAGTTGTAGGCGACCTAAACTCTGGATTTATTTCTGGGTCTATTATTGGTTCTTCTGTTGGTTTTCCTGTTGGTTTTTGTTTTGGTTTTGCATTAGCACTACCTGTAATTTTTCTATCATTTTTAATTCTGTCTAATTCAATTTTCC